GTTCCGCGTTTCTCTCTCCCCGAAGCTTTGAAAATTTGACAAAAAATATAACAATTTCTTTATGAAAAATATAAAAACAAGAAAATACAGTGCGAATTACAAGAAATTGCGCAAACTTATTCTTGCTACTTTGCCTATGTGTTTTTATTGTAAAAAAGCTAGGGCGACCACTATTGACCACGATCCACCAATTGACACCTTCCCAGTACCAGAGCTGTGGGTTGGTACTCTAAGGCCAAGTTGCGCACATTGCAATTACAGTAGGGGGGCGATTTATGGCAACAAAAAAAGGAAAGCCATCAAAAACAGTCGTAAGTGGTAAAGCCGATTTAGGCAGGCATACAGCTGCAATGATAGATGCGCTTAAAGGTCGAAAAGACATTGACTGGGTAAAACAAGAGATGTTACTAGGCTTATCACGCGCCTGGGATCTGATTGAGAAAACAGGAGACAACACGCATACCATCCCATCTATATCAAGAGAGTTAAGGGAGATATGGGATATGTGTGGTTTGCCTGAACAAGATGACATTTTTAAGTAAGTGCCCACCCAGGTGGGCATCTTTAAGAGATCCTGCCTGTGAGACTGATGGCGATAAAATGGCTATTGTTGCAGACCTCTTAGGGTATAGCCTTTTTGAGTGGCAAAAATATGTGTGTGATGTAGGTCTTGAGAAAGATCAAACAGGCATGTACAAATATAGAACTGTAGCTGCACAAGTCTCTAGGCAATCAGGTAAATCAAAGCTTATAGAGACACGCATAGCTTATGAGCTGCTACAACCTAAAAGACATGTTGCCTACACTGCACAAGATCGCAATATGGCTAAAGTTAAATGGGATGAGCATTTGTTGTCATTTATGATGTCACCTAAATTTAGTAAAAGGATCGGTAGAGTATCTAAGACAAATGGCAGCGAAAAAATCTATATGCGCAATGGCTCTACCTATGGCATTGTTACACCTAATGACAAAGGCGCACGCGGTCTTAGTTTAAATCTTATGGTTATTGATGAGGCACTTACTCATCCATTGTCATTGATTGCAAACCTACAACCTACACTTGCTACAAAACGCAATGGTCAATTATGGATTATGTCTAATGCAGGCAGACCAGGTGAGTCAGAGTTATTAGAGCATTACAGAGAGCTTGGTCATAGAGAAATAGCAGACCCACAAAATAAACTAGCTTGGTTTGAGTGGTCACCTCTATCAGATGATTTTGACTATATGGATGAGCGCGTGTGGTATCAGGCAATCCCATCCTTGCATGAGGAAAAAGGCGTATTGCTTGAAGCTGTCAGAGAGGCTGCACAAACTAACAGTCCTGAGATCTTTACTAAAGAGTGGCTTAATGTTTGGCCAGCTAAAGATGCAGTGCAAGTTATAAATACAGAGCTATGGGACTCACTAGCTAGGACAGATGTAGTTTTAGGTAATGAGGTAGTTTTTGGTGTTGACATATCTAGGGAAAGAGATCGTGCCACAATAGCTGTATCAGGCTTAGTGCGTGATTACACGCCTGTAGAGCTTATAGAGTGCAAAGAGGGTACATCTTGGGTACTACCTAAATTAGTTGAGTTATGTAAAAAATATAAAACTAAGGTAGTTATAGACACAGGCTCACCTGCAGCATCCTTGATATTGGAATTACAAAAGCAAGACATAGGCGTAATGGCAATACATTTAAGAGATTATGCAAGGGCTTGTGGATCATTTTATGATGCAGTTATGGCAAAGACTGTCTGCCATATAGATGATCCTAATTTGAGAGCTGCAATCATGGGATCTACAAAAAGACCATTAGGAGACTCTTGGGCTTGGAATAGACAATCTACAACAAACATAACACCGCTTGTAGCAGTAACACTGGCACGCTATGGAGTAGTGACCAAGATAGATGATAAACCAGTGGCTAGGAGTAAGATGTACTAATGAAATACTTACCATCAATATTACAAGTAGCAGGTGCAAGTGTATTAGTTGCAGGTGTCGCATCCTTCAATTTACTTTTAGGGGTAATATTAGGCGGTGCATTTTTAATTACTTTTGGCATTGCTTTAGAAATAAGAGGTAAATGATGCTAGGCAAGCTCTTAAAAAGACAAATACAACCAGGCTTGGTTTATACCTCTCAAGGTTATGTTGACTCACTAGGTCGCGTTGGTAGATTTTTTGAGGGCAATTGGGCAGGGGCTTATGTTGATCAAAATACAGCTCTTGGCATACCTGCTATTTATCGTGGTATATCTTTAATTGCAGATGCAATTGGCGCATTAGATCTTTGCGCATATCGTAATGACAGAGAAGTAAAACCCAAACCAATAATTTTACAAAGACCAGTACCTACTGAGACACGCATGGAGACAATAGCTGCAATGGCAGCTGGTCTTGTTATGCATGGTAATTACATTGCAGTGTTAGGTGAACCTGGTGCTAATGGTTTGCCAGATCATATTTATCCAGTTGCACCTGATCGTGTACAAGTCAGTAGAGACAATGGCAGAATTATTTATCGCATTGATGAAAGAGTATATGAAAAATCTGAGATCTTTCATATCAAGAATTTTACTATGCCAGGTGATTTAGTAGGCCGCGGAATATTAGCGATTGCAAAACAATCATTAGGTAAAGAAATTGCAATCAATGAATATGCAGCTAGATATTTTGATGGTGGAGTAAATCCTACTGCAGTTATTAAATCTGCTAATCCTGACCTAACAAGTGAGGAAGCTGATGCATTAAAAACTGCATGGATGGCAATGTACTCATCACGCAATAGATCACCTGTAGTCATGAACGCATCTACAGACTTTGAGGTATTGAGTAGTAATGCAGCGGAGTCACAATTAGTAGAGGCACAAACAGCTGGTCTTACTGAGGCTGCAAACATTATTGGTTTGCCTGGTTATTACTTAGGTTCACCTAATGCCAGCCGCACTTATTCAAATGTTGAACAAGAAAATTTACAACTTGTGAAGTGGTCAATCCAGCCGATTGCAGAGAGAATAGAGGCAGCCTTCTCTGATTTATTAGTGAGAGGACAATATGCAAAATTTAAATATGAGTCATTGCTCAAGACAGATACATCAAGCCGCTATGCAGCTTATCAAACAGCATTAGCAAGTGGGTTTTTAACTGTAGATGAGGTGAGAGATTTAGAAAATTTAGATCCTATGGATTATGAGGAGAGTGAACAAGATGAGGAAATTGAAACTACCATAGATCAGGCAGAGGTAACTGAATATGAATAAAGATAATGAAATAGAAAATAGACAATACCAAGTTGAGTTTGAGTTAAGACTTGCTGGTGGAGATGGCCGTACTATCTATGGCATGGCTGTGCCTTACAACAAAGAGCAGCGCATAAGTAGCACACTGACTGAGATATTTAGGAAAGGTGTTTTTGCGGATGTAATACGCGCACCTCACAGAGTAAAACTATTGCGTGGTCATGGTGAGAATAATGTTTTAGGTAGAGCCACCTTGCTAAAAGAAACAGAGGATGGTCTATATGCAGAGTTTAGGATCTCAAAGACAAGAGAAGGTGATGAGGCTCTTGAGCTTGTAAAAGATGGCGCATTAGATCAACTCTCTATTGGATTTATGCCTATTAAAAATCGTAAAAGGCCAGATGGCGTAATGGAAAGATTAAAGGCACATTTAGCTGAGGTATCACTTGTAACTTTTGGTGCATATGGTGATATGGCTGCAGTAACAGGTGTGAGAGAAGGTCAACCATTATTAACCCCAAGATTAGATGAAGCAAGAAAGATATTAGATGCCTTACAGCATAAAAAGTGATCATCCTGATTGTGAAGGTTTTGCAGTTGTCAAAGACAGTACAAATGAAATTTTAGGCTGTCATAAAACTGAGACTCAAGCTCAAGATCAATTGACTGCAATCAACATATCTGAATATGTTGAAAATCGCGCCGAAAGTTATACACCTAATGAGGCTATGAAAACAGAGGCTCAAAGAGGTTTAGATTGGCGCAAAGAGTTTGGCAGAGGTGGCACTGAGATAGGTATTGCCAGAGCTAGAGATATTGTTAATGGAAAAAATTTACCTTTAGAAACAGTCAACCGCATGGTCTCTTTTTTTGCGCGCCATGAAGTTGATAAAGAGGCAGAGGGTTTTAGTCCAGGTGAGGATGGCTATCCTTCAAATGGCAGGATTGCTTGGGCTTTGTGGGGTGGTGATGCTGGTAGATCTTGGGCAAACAAAATTGCAGACCAAGAAAGAGATTATGATGAGGATGAGGATAAACCTAGATACAACACAGCCTTTTCCATATTACAAAATTTAAAAAAACAGATATAATTAAAGTAAGTCGTAGAACACCTGACCCTGTTATGCAGCGTGTCACACCTTCTCACCAATCAAACTAATTTATAGGAGAAACATGTCTAATGCTTTTTTAGCTTCTCTGCGTGAGAAGCGTGAGTCAAAGACTGCTCTTATTCAATCAACTTTAGATCGTGCAGCTGAGGAAGCACGCGATCTATCAGAGGTAGAGCTTGCTAATGTAGAGGCACTAAACCTTGAAGTAAAAAAGTTAGATGAAAGAATAGAGCAGATGTCTGACATTGAAATCAGAAACCAAAAGGCAGCTGAGTTAGCTGCAAAGGTTGATGTAAATGCAGAAACCAAAAAGGAAGTTCGCGCTGGTGGCTTTACTGTTACTAAAGAGGAACTTACTTATTCAGAGCGCACCGCTGATAAGTTTTTAAGTGATGCACTCAAGGCACAATTTAGCAATGATTATGATGCTGCAGAGCGTATTCAACGCCATCAAAAAGAAATGGCAATTGAAAAGCGCGCATCTGACTCAGGTAACTTTGCAGGTTTAGTAGTACCTCAGTATCTAGTGGATCTATATGCACCATTAGCACGCGCTGGTCGGCCTTTTGCAGATGCAGCACGCAAACACCCACTGCCCCCACAAGGCATGTCGGTTGTCATTAGTCGTATTACGACTGGCACAAGTGTTGCGTATCAAACATCTGAAAACACAGCTGCAGTTAGCACCGATCCAGATGACACTACATTGACAGTAAATGTCAACACAATTGCTGGACAAAACAGCATCTCAAAGCAAGCATTACTACGCGGATACAATATTGAAAACATTGTATTATCAGATCTACTACGCGCTTATCACACAAAACTTGATGATGCATTGTTAAATGGCTCAGGATCAAATGGACAACCATTAGGTCTAAAGGGTATGACTACAGGTATCTTGGTAACTTACACAGCTACTACAGGTACAGTTGCGGGAGTTTTCCCTAAGATTGCAGATGCAATTCAACAAATTCAGTCAACAATTTATGCCAATCCTAATGCAATCATTATGCACCCACGCCGCCTAGGATTTTTCCTAGCAGGTGTTGATGGTTCAAATCGCCCATTGGTAGTACCTCAAGCTAATGCACCTCAAAATGCAATTGGTGTTGGTAATGGCACACCTCAATATGGCAATAGTGGTTATCAAATACTTGGTTTGCCAATTATTACTGATGCTAATATTGCAACAAATGTTGGTGCTGGCACAAATCAAGATACAATCTTTGTGGTTGATCTTAATGAGTGTCATCTATGGGAAGAAGCAAACTCTCCAACCTATGTGAAATTTGAAGAACCAGCGGGCAAGGTTGCAATCAACATTGTCATGTTTGGTATGTCAGCGTTCACAAGTTTGAGATACCCAGGTGCAATTGCACAAATCAACGGAACTGGTTTGGCCGCACCTAGCTTCTAAATAAAACAAGCTTCTAAGCCCTCTACCCTTCCAGAGGGCTTAGATCCTAACTATGATTGGTATTTAAGATATGGAGAGCTTAATGTCCCAGAGCAAAACAGATTTTGGATACCAATCATGGCTATAACAAATGGTTATGCAACACTTACACAAATTAAAAATTACTTGTCTATTTCAGACAATACAGATAATGACCTATTAGAGGATTTAGTAGAGTCATCATCAAGGTCTATAGATCGCATTGCTAATCGCAGATTTTATGCAGATGCTAATGCCTCAGCTAGAAAATACAGAGCATACTCAGATGTTTTTCTTTATACAGATGATATAAGCTCTACATCAGGTTTAGTTGTAAAAATTGATGAGGCTGGCAACGGCACTTATACCCAAACATTAACTTTAGATACAGATTATATTTTAGATCCACTTACTGCCTCAGCTTTAGGCAGACCTTTTACACAATTGACTATGGTATCTAATACTGAAACCTGGCCAATATTTCCAGGCATTATGCAAAATGGGTTACGCCCTGGTGTTGAAGTGACAGCTAAATGGGGATGGCCATCAGTGCCAGATGATATAACTACCGCTTGTCTTATTCTTACAGCTGATTTATACAAGCGTAAAGATGCCCCAGGTGGAGTATTAGGTCTTGGAGATCTAGGAGTCATACGCATGTCACCAGTTGGTAGAGATGTGACCAATATGGTTAGAGCCTATCAAAAGATTGCAATTGCATGAACCCAAGCACAGTCAGAGATAATCTCAAGACCGCTTTGCAAACTATTACAGGTTTGCGTGTGATGGATTATGTACCTGATTCTGCCAATATACCTACTAACAATGCTTTTGCAGTAGTAGGTCAATTGTCACTTAATTATGATTACACTTTAAACAGAGGTTTTGACTTTGCTACCTGCAACATAATTGTGATGGTAGGTAGGATGAGTGAAAGAAGCGGACAAGAAAGATTAGATGGGCTACTAGCCTCATCTGGTTCAACCTCAATTAAAGCCGCAGTTGAGGCTGATAAAACACTAAGCGGTGCAGTGCAAACTTTGAGAGTTGTGTCTGCATCACCAGGCACAATAACTTCCGCTAATATTGACTACCTGAGTTATCAATATTCAGTGGAACTAATAGGTTAGAAAGGAAAAAACTCATGGCAATATTCATGGGCAACAAGGTAGCGGTCGTTGTAGGAACTACAACCATCAGCGATCATGTTTCTACTGTAAGTTTAAATAGAGAAGTTGAGGCAGTTACTATCACCGCCATGAACGATACTGTTCAAAATATGGTGGGTGGAGTTGAGGTTTCAAGTGTATCTATGGAAATTTTCAATGATTTTGCAGCTGCATCAGTTAATAGTTTGTTTGAGGATGCAATTGGATCAAAGTTAGCAATTAAATTGATACCAGTAACAGGTACAGTTTCAACTACAAATCCAAGTTACAGCATGTCATGTCTTGTGACTCAGTGGACACCGATCTCAGGTGCTACAGACTCAGCTATGACTGCTAGTATCACAATTCCTGTAACAGCTATAACTAAGTCAACCAGCGCATAATAAGAAAAGGTGGGACATGCACAAGATTGAAATAACAAAGAAAGACGGCAAGAAAGTTACTTACGATCTTACGCCATCTGCAAAAGTCGCTTTTGAAGCGGAGTTTAAAACAGGATGGCGTAAGCGATTAGGTGAGCTACAAATGGAGTCAGATTTGTGGTGGTTTGCTCATAGACTTGAAAAAGATGCAGGCAAAACAGAATTGCTTTATGGTGATGATTATATTAACCAATATGTTGATGTAGATTTACTGTATGACTCAAAAAATGGTTAGACCGACATGGACAGATATGGGAATTGGCCTCTGTGTCGGTGGCTACAGGTATATCTCCCAAGGATTTATTAGAGGTTGACCCTGCAGTGTATATGGCCATAAAAGCAATTTTGCAGGAAAGGGCAAAACAAACTAAAACAGTAAGGCGTAGATAATGCTCAATACAGACAGGCGATTGAAAATTATTTATGTTGAAAATTTAGATGCTATTTTGGCAAAAATAAAAGAGGTCAATCCAAAAGCAGAAAAAATTTTTAAACGCGAATTACGCAAACAAATTAAACCTGTAGAGCAGTTAGCAGAGAAGTTTGTGCCAGCTGAGGTATTTCCAGGATGGCGCGACACTAAACCCTATTACCCATCTAATTGGGGATGGGCTAATGACACTGTTCATAGAGGTAGGACTTATGGCAAAACAGCTGAGTCTAGGTGGCAATGGTCTCAAGAGGTTGCAAGAAAAGGTATTTATATTAGCAATGTCAAATCTAAGGTACAAAGAATTAAGGGTACTACTTTTGGTGTAACAGCTTTAGCACTTGTTAATGCATCTGTACCAGGTATCATTTATGAATTAGCAGGATCAGGTAGTAGTAGATCAAGAGCAAAGACAAGGCGGGTTAGTCGCAACCCAGAGGCCAGTAATTTGTTTATAAAAAGAGTAAATGAAACAAGCGGTACAATTGCATCAGATGGCAAAGGAAAAAGGTTAATTTACAAGGCCACAGCTGAAAAAGGTGAGCAGGCTCTTGCTAATATTGCAGAGGTATTACAAAAATATCTGGGCAGAAATTTTAGAGGTTAATCATGGCTTTAACTAGTAATGTAGTCATAAACTTTTTAACTAAGTTTGACAAAAAAGGATTAGAAAAAGCTACAAAAGAGCTTAAGGGTTTTGATGCCTTTATTGCTAAAAGCAAGTTTGCAGGTAAGGCCGCTTTAGTTGCAGCTGGTGTTGCAAGCGTGATTGCCATGGAAAGACTTGCTAGATCCTCAGTAAGAGCTGCCCTTGAACAAGAAAAATTAGATAAATCTATAGAGCAATCTTTGAGATCCATCAATGAGCTTGGTGCAATGTCAGGTATTCAAACCTTTATTGGCGATATGCAAAGAGCTACAAACATTACAGAAAATGAATTGACACCAGCTTTAAATAGTTTAATTATACAAACTGGTGATCTTGCTAAGGCACAAGATTTATTTACTGTGGCAGTTGATACCAGTGCAGGCGCAGGTTTAAATCTGACTCAAGTATCTGATGCTCTTGCAAGAGCTAGTAGAGGTAACTTTAAGGCACTTGGCACTCTTGGATTAGGCTTTGATGCTGCTACTGCAAAACAAGTAGGACTAGCAGAGATTACAGATTACCTCACATTAAAATTCAGCGGATCAGCTAAAAGAGCCACAGAGACTTTTGGTGGTCAGTTAGACAAATTAAAAATTAGTGCAGGTGAAGCTCAAGAAAATCTAGGAGAAGGATTTATTACAGCTGCAGAAATCATTATTGGTTCAGGAGATGCAGCTGGTTATTTTGGTACAAAACTTGAGACTTTAGGCTTAAATGGTGGATATATTCTTATTGCTCTAGCGGATAAAGCTTCCAAAATTACACAAGCATTTGAAAGTTTAGGTAAAAAAATTGAAGGAAATCGCGTACTTAAATTTTTATTCACTGCAAAAAATATACCTGTTATTGGTGGCTGGGTTGAAGGCTTTACAAATTTATCTGAAAAAGGCAAAAAAATTGCAGAAACCACAGGCGATACCTTAGAGCAAACAGCCGAACAAAAAGCATTAGCAGAAAAATTAGCAAAACTACAAGCAAGATTAGATAAATTAGCGGCTGAGGCTTTGAATAAACAAAAAAAATTGACATCTGAGAAAAAAGCACAAGAGGCTTTAGATAAGAAAAAGGCAGAACTTGAAGCAATGTTTGACATTGATCGTATTAACTTACAGGCTGCCTTAAGCCGCAAATTAAATGCTGAGGATGAATTAAGAGTCAAGATATTACAAAAATTGGCTGATGGTACAAAGAGTGCAGTAGATGAGGCACAACGCTATGCAGATGTGTTAAAAGTGATTGAGGATGGCCAAATTACTACTGCAGAGGTAGAAATGTTAGCTAAAAAATGGGGCATAACTACTACTGAGGTTTTAATTTACTTACGCACTTTATTTTCAGCTAATGATGAATTACGCAAAATGTTGGCTCTGTTAGATGAATTGAGTAAAAAGAAACTACCCGCTACACCTAGCGTTAGCGGTGGTATGTATGAACCTGGTTATTTTCAACAATTAGGTGCAAGTTTAGTCGGTACACCTGGTTATACTGGCATGAGTGCAGCTGAGATTACAGCTGAAAGATACAAAGAAAGTGGTGCTGCAAGGCGCGGAATACCACTAATGGCAGATGGTGGAATAGTTGATAAACCTACTTTAGCAATGATTGGTGAAGCTGGTGCAGAGGCAGTTATCCCATTAGATCGTATGGGTAGCATGGGTACAAAGGTAGTTGTAAATGTACAAGGCTCTGTTATATCTGAGGGTCAATTACAATCTGTAATACAAGATGTTTTGTATAACTTAAACCGAACTGGGGCGGTCACTCAGCTCACAAACTTGGGTAGATAATGGCAGCTGCAGTTTTAAAGGTAGAGGTAGATTTCTCTCAGGGCGCAAGTTTTGATCCAGCTCTTGTGCTGGATGATCCTGCAACACCTTTAGATGTTGCAGTGTTAGGTACTGTAGCTGCAGATGTTGTAAATATAACACCATTTGTAACTCAAGTATTTATTAGGCGTGCATTTAATAGATCATCTGACTCATTTACTGGTGGCAGTGCAAAGGTTGTCTTTGTAGATCAAACAGGTCAGTTTAACCCCGCAAACACATCATCATCTTTATACGGCAAAATAAAACCTATGAGAAAGATTAGATTTACCGCTACTTTTAATAGTGTCAATTACAATCTGGGATCTTTTTATGTACAACAATGGGATTACAAAAGTCCTACAGGTTTTGACCCAGCCTATGTGACTTTAAATTGTGTAGATGGGTTTCAATTACTAAACCTGACCACAATAAATACTGTCCCTGGTGGCACTGCTAATCAGACAACTGCACAAAGGGTTACAAGCTTATTGGATGCTGGAGATTGGCCAGTTGGTATGAGAGATATTTCAACTACTGCAACTACCTTGGTGCAGGCAGATACAGGGGCATCAAGATCTTTATTAGGTGCGCTGCAGGTAGTAGAGCAAACAGACCTTGGGGCTTTATACATTGATGAGAAAGGCTTTGTTAAATTCCTATCCCGCAATGACATTATTACTGCCTCAGGTGGCACATTGACTAAATTCTCAGATCAAGTGGGATCAGGCGACATTACTTACCAGGCAGCTCAATTTGATATATCAGATTATCAGCTTATAAATAAAGCTGAGGTTACGCCTACTGGGTTGATAACTCAGGTCGCATCAAATACTGCCAGCATTGATGACTACTTTCAACATAGCAGAATTAGATCAGGCATTATGACTACAGAGGCAGATGCCCTAAATCAGGCCTTAATGATTGTAGCCTCACGCAAAGAGCAAGGGGTAGATCTGCAATTAAACGCTTTGACTGTAGATGCCTATTCCTCAAATGATCCAGCCAGAGTAACTGCAGCTCTGCAGTTAGATATATTTAATCCTATAGAGGTTACCCAAACTCTGCCCGCAGGCAATGTAGTAACTCAAAGCGTGATTGCAGGTGTTCAGTATGAAATAACACCAAGTAGTTTTTTAGTGACTTTTACTTGCGCTCAACCCTTTGCCTCTGGTTTTTTGCTAGACTCAGCCGTAGATGGAATTTTAGATCAAGACAGTTTGGCTTACACCTAGGAGATAAATGGCAAAACAAACCTTTACAACTGGACAAGTTCTCACCGCTGCCCAACTTACAAATTTACAGCAAACCGCGCTGGGTGGTGGCTCACCATCTGTTAAAACTACATCCTATGTTTTAGTTGCGGCTGATGCTGGAACTGTAATACAAATGAACAGCACAAGCGCAACCACTGTTACTGTAAATACTGGATTATTTAGCTCTGGTGATAGTGTACAAATCCAGAACATTGGTGCTGGCACAATGACTATAACCGCTGGTACTGCCACTGTAAATAGTGCAGGTAGTTTAGCCGTATCTCAATATGATGGTGGCTTTTTATATTTTAGTTCTGCTAGCTCTGCTATTTGGTTTGACTATACTCAACCTGGCACAACCTCACCTTTGACTACAAAGGGTGACCTTTATACACGCACCTCTAGTGGTGATACCCGCCTAGGAGTGGGCGCAAACGGCACCACACTTGTAGCGGATAGTGCGGAAGCCACTGGTTTAAAGTGGGCTACTGCTAGTTCTGGTGGCCCAAACTTTACATTATTAAATGCTGGCGGCACAGCCTTAACAGGTGCAACAACTATTACAGTAAGTTTTACCGCTAAAGATTATTTATTTGTAAGAATTGTTGGTGGTAATACTGGAACTACAAATTCAATTTTAACAATGCGGCTAAATGCTGATAGTGGTGCAAATTATCCGCAGGTAAGATGGCACCTTTCAGGCAGTAGCGGTGGTACTTACTCACCATTAACAAACTTTAATGATTCCGCTACTTCATTTCTAGTTGCTCAATTAGGTGAAACTCCAGATACTTTTAGCAGTTTTCATACCATTTCAGGAGCTAAAGCATCTGGTATTAAAACATATCAGGGTCGCAGTCACACCGATAAAATAGCATTTGCAAGCAATTATGCATCTAATGGCTTGTATTCTGGTAGTGCAGATATAACATCTGTTTCAATCATATCCTCATCTGGTAACTTTACTGCTGGAACTATTTATGTATATGGAGCGTAATATATGAAAATTACAGAAAGAACATTTAATGCCGAAACTGGCGAAACAGTTGATATTGAAAGAGATGAAACTACTGCTGAGAAAAAAGTAAGAGAAGCATCTGAAAAAGAATATGCAGCAAAGCAAGCAGATGATCAAGCAAAGGCAACCGCAAAGGCTGCTCTACTAGAGCGCTTGGGGATTACCCAGGATGAGGCAAACCTGCTTCTATCCTAGGCACAATCCCCCAAGATTGTGCTAAGAAATTTAGAGGTTAAATAGTTACACTTATCAGATGGCAACAATAAAAGAATTGACCAGCCCTAATGGTTGGCCAGCTGGTGAGGATCGTAAAGCTCTTGGCATAGAGTCTTTTATTGTGCCTGGCACATCTATAAAGTTTGCTTGTGCAAAAGATGTAGCACCTTTGCTTGTAAATTTTGCTAAAGAATTTAATGACTTAGTTGAGCCTATTGATATTGGCCAATTAGATGACTGGGGCTATGCCTTCCGTATGACCAGAGGATCTAACAAAGTATTAAGCAATCACAGCTCTGGCACTGCCATTGACTTAAATGCAATTAAACATCCCTTGGGCAAGTCAAATACATTTAATAAGCATCAGCGTAATACAATTAACCTATTGATAACTAAATATGGTTTGGCTTGGGGCGGTAATTACAAAAAACGCAAAGATGAAATGCATTTTGAAATTGCCCTGGATAAAAATGAAGTAAAACAAAAAATAAAAGAGTTAGGATTGAAATGAAACTTACAAAAAAACAAAAAGAAATTGTAAAGTCATATCTGCGCAGTATTGCAGCTGCAACTGTTACAACAATCTTAGCATTAGTCGCTGATGTCAAACCTGAACTCTCAATTTTGGCAGGTGCATTAGTCGCACCTTTAGCACGCTATTTTGATCCTAAAGACAAATCTTTTGGCATAAATAGCTAATGAGTATGAACGATTGGGCAGCTTTAACAGTCTCACTTTTAACTATTATAGGTGCATTAGTAGCTACAGTTAGATGGTTAGTCAAGCATTATTTATCTGAGTTAAAAGATGACGGCAATGGCGGTCATAACTTAGAGGGCAGAGTAAGGCGCATAGAGCAAAAACTAGACACGCTCTATGAGATCCTAATAAGTAACAAATAGTTACCTTACTCTACTCAGATGAGAAGCTGTGTAGTAGTACCTTCCAGGGGCAGACCTTCAAACGCTTACAGATTGGCCAAGGCATTTAGAGATACAAATGCTGAGGCAGATTTGTTTTTTGTTATAGACAATGATGATCCTTTATGGCATGACTATGTAAGATTTGAGGATGAGTTTGAGTATCGGTGTTTGCCTGCAGAAAATAAAACAGGTGGCTGTGCAAAGTCTCTTAATGATGTGGCTGTTTTGCTCTTGGATATTACTAAGTTTCCTTTATATGACTATTTTGTTTTCATGGGTGATGATCACCTTCCTAGAACCCAAGGCTGGGATAAAGCCCTTGTGGAAGCGATAGGTTTAGATCAAGGCATAGCTTATGGTGATGATCTTTTGCAAGGCGCAAACCTACCTACAGCTTATGCAATGAGCAGAGGTTTAGTAGATGAGTTAAGAGGCATGACTTTCCCAGGATGCATACATCTATTTTTTGACAACTTTGTTAAGCAATTGGGCATAGACCTAGATTGCCTAAAATATTTACCTGATGTAATTATTGAGCATATACATCCAGCTGCAGGTAAAGCTGAGATGGATGCTGGTTATGAAAGAGTTAATCAGCCTAAATGGTATGAGCAAGATCTTTTGACATTACAAAAATACTTAGTCAGTAAAGAGTATGCAGCATTGGTTAGAAAATTTAAATGAATATTTTAATAACAGGCTCACATGGGTTTGTAGGTAAAGCCTTTAGGCGTGCATTACCTTATGCAAAGTTGACTCTGGTAGATCTCAAAAATGGTACTGATTGCAGGAATTTTTTTAAATTAGAAACAAAACAATATGATTTAGTAATACACCTTGCAGCTATTGTGGGTGGTCGTGTACAGATAGAGGGCAATCCTTTAAGCCTTGCAGTAGATCTTGCTATTGATGCTGAGTTTGCAAACTGGTGCATGGTAACCAGGCAGCCTTATGTAGTTTATTTCAGCTCATCAGCTGCCTATCCTGTAGAGCTGCAAACCCTGGCAAAAAAACATAAGTTAAAAGAGAAAGATTTAAACTTTAAAAAGATAGGCGCACCTGATCTAACCTATGGCTGGTCTAAGCTGACAGGTGAGACATTGATGCACTATTTAAGAGAGACTGGCACAAAGGTCTTAATACTTAGACCTTTTAGTGGATATGGCACTGACCAAGATCTAACCTACCCTTTCCCTAGCATCATACAAAGAGCCATACTCAACTCAAATCCATTTGATATATGGGGTAGAGCTACGACTACAAGGGACTTTATACACATTGATGATGTTGTAGATGCAGTCATAACCATGGTCAAAAATGAGTGCAATCAAACTGTCAATCTTTGTACAGGTCGGCCGACTACCTTTCTTGAACTAGCTCAAATAGCTTTGAGGACATTAGGCATGGACAAGATGCCTAAGTTTAACATCCTGACAGATAAACCTGCAGGGGTGGCTTATAGGGTCGGTAATCCTGCCATGATGAGTGAGTATTACACACCAAAAATAGATTTAGAGGAAGGTGTCCACAGGGCTATTGCAGGCATTGTGTGATTTACAATTATCCCATGGCTACTACAAGAAAACGCAAAGTCAAAAAAAAGGTTGCGCGAAAACGCAAAACTACAAAAGACTCTGTGCTAACTAAATTAGATTTTTGGGCTATTGCAGCCCATGAAGTTTATTTAGCTTGTAGAAAAGCTGGCATGGATGAGGGCAACGCACTTGCCTTTGCAATGGACAGATCAAGTTATCCTGATTGGATTGTGAACCCTACCGATCCTATTAAAAATCCTCTAGATGACTTTGATGAGGATGACGATTAAGCGCGACAAAACCGCTAATGCACGCTACTTAATCTGTAGCGATTTCCAAGTACCATTTCAATTTGATGCGGCAATTACTAATTTAAAAAAACTTGTTAAAACTTTTAAATTTGATTTAGTTTTAAATGTTGGTGATGAACTTGATCTAAATACTTTGTCAAAATTTTCACAAGGTAAAGCTGAGTCATTTCAACAAACATTAAATGCTGATAGGCAATTATGCCAAGATATTTTATTTGATTTAAAAACAGATGTAGTTTCCAGATCTAATCATGGTGATAGGTTATTTAAATCCTTAATGGCTGTACCTGGACTAATGGAGTTACCAGAGCTGCAGTATGAGCAGTTTATGGACTTTGATCGGATGGGCATTTATTTTGCCAAAAAACCTTTTGAGATCCCTGGCACTGACTTCGTGCTTTGTCATGGTGATGAGGGCAACATATCGCGTGTAGGTGGTTCAACCGCCTTGGGGATCGCCCGCAGGTGGGGCAAAAGCGTAATTTCTGGACACACGCACAGGATGGGCTACCAATGCCACTCAGAGGCCTTTAATGGCCGATTACAGAGGGTTTTAGTAGGAGTTGAGGTAGGACATACCTGCAACCTACAATCCATGGCTTATTTGGCTAAATACGGCCATTATGCCAATTGGCAGGCTGGGGCAGTCATAATGACAGTCAAGCGGGGTAATGTGAGCTTTGAACTGATCAGGTTTAACAATGACGGCAGCTTTACAGCTTTGGGTAAAGCCTTTGGGTAGTTGCATTTGTCAGTTAGATCTGGTTCAATTGCTTTTGTAAATGCAATTGACCTTGGAAGGGGTTAATATGAAATGTTGTAATCACATAGTAATAAAGCAAGGTTGTCAGTGTCACAATTGCAATGGCAATCTTTGTGAAATAGATGCGGTCAAGGTGAACGCATGATACTCACATTAAAAGACTTTGACTTGTTAGTTGAGAGTCAAATGCAATTTAAAGATAATGATTGGCAACAACAAGCTGACAGGTTTGATGATGAACCTAATTTTCAACATGAGTTTATTTATTGGTTTGAAAATAGCGCAGCTTTAGTTTTAGCAATTAAATACTTAGAGCAAAAAGGTATTGAACATCATGTCAATTATGATCTTAAATATGATCAACCAATAATAACTACAGATTATGCAGGATCTTGGATACACGCATGATTATAGTTATTGAGAGTGTGTTACAAAGCAAGATAGATTTTAAATACACACAAGATAATGATAGTTATCTTGCAAGTACAACAAATGCCCTAGGTAGTTTTGTAGCTGTGGGTAAAACACCAGATGATGCAGTTCGTAGATTAAAGTCTAAATTGTTTGGTCTATTAGCTGAGTATCTAAACAATCAAAAGGTGAACCATTGAACGCCGCCGCTTATGCTCAAAAGGGCTGGTGGGTATTACCACTAAAACCACAATCTAAAGAGCCTTGTAAGTTTTTAAGACATGGTTATTTAGATGCAAGCGGTGATCTTGCAACTGTTACTAGATGGTTTAAAGATCCTGACTTAAATATTGGCTTGGCTATTGTGCAATCTAATCTTGTAGTTTTAGATTTTGATAAGCGTAATGCTGTAAGCAAACAAGAGTGGCAAAACTATTTTCAGTGGTGTATGAAGTTAAATACACATACTGTCAAGACTGATGATGGTTACCACTTTTATTTTAGAGCTGATAAAGATCTAGCTTTTAAAGGCAAACTAATACCTGGTATAGATATTAAACACAAAGGCTATGTTGTATTACCACCATCAATACATCCCAATGGCAGTGTTTATGAAGTAATAAATGATGTAGATCCAATTGATTTACCAGATGGCTTGAGAAAGGCATTGACTTGGTAATTGTGAAATACGACAAGATGAGTGGTGCGTATGTAGATGACACACGCAAACACTTTGTAAAAGCTTCTCTGATTAGGGAATATGCCCATAAATCTATGGGTGCAACTCAGGTCAGAGGTAGGCTCTCAGCTTCCATGGTTGAGGGTTATTGGTTAGACAAGTTCAAGGAAGCGGTGAAATATGAACTATGAGGCATACGGATGGTTAATTACCATCACATTGTTTGCACTAGTCGGGTTGATACTTTATGCAACCTGGTTTATTGCAATTGAAAATGGCTACGACAAAGGTTTCAAGAGTGGCTACAAACGCGGTCAAGCTGATGTTAAACAAGAGGTCTCTTGGAGACATCCAGTATTGCGTGAAAGACAATTAACTGCAGACAATGATTACCTGATGGAAAAGGTTGTCAGCTTATGGGATAGAGAAAATAAGTAATGAAACCTGATCTATCTCAATATGAGGATGCAGCCACTTTAAATAAGTGGTTTATAAATAACTACCCTATGGGCAGGATTGACCTGTCCATAGAGCAGATAAATCTTGACAAAGGTATTGTTATTTTTAAGGGCAGTGTGTGGCGTGATAGTAATGATACTGCACCTGCAGTAACTAACTTTGCTAAAGGTGAGCGTGATGAATATCCAGCGCACATGCGTAAATGGTATTTAGAGGACACTGCAACCAGCTGTATTGCAAGATGTTTAATACTCATTAAAGGGTCTAGTAAGACTGCACCTAAAGAGTCAATGATCGCTGCAACTACCTGGTCAATAGAGCCAAAACCAGAGCTTGAGAGAAGCTTGTTAGAGGTTACATCTGAGCCTGTCAAAGTAGTTGAGGTTGACAACTTAACAGAGCTGCATTGTGCAGGTGGCTCACGCATGTTGTATAAACAAGGCATCTCTAAAACTACTAATAAAGAGTTTGCAGGGTATGTGTGTGTTTGTGGCAATAAATGTCAACCTGTCTGGGGTACACAAAGAGCTGATGGCACTT